CTCCCCGAGGTCATCAACGAGAAGTTGATGGAGGCCGTTGAGGATCCCACTTTCGTTGAGAACATTGTTGCTGGAATCGTTGAGGCGGCGGGGTTTGTCCTTGAGCCGCTGATTGCTGCGAACGAATGGGTACAGGAAGGGTGGCGCGCTGGCGCTTACCGCCAAGCCCAGGATCGCGCTGATGGCCTTGTGACCGACGACATGGCTTGGCAGATGAACCTGTCAGGATTTGCCTACGGCTTCTTTGCTGACCGCGACAAGGTTGGCATTAAAGACATCAACGAGAGCTACATCCAGCAGATTCGCGACTCAGGCGAATACAGCGAGCGCCAAATAGACATTGCCCTAGAGGTGTTCAAGGGGGCAGTCAGCGGCGCGGAGAACCCGATTACGGCAGCACTCGTCAAGTACGGCGATGATCCTGAAGCCGTCTCGATCATGCGCGATATTGCCTACTCGCGGGCTGAAGGAAACACTCAAGAGCTTCTTCGCCAGATTGACTCGGCATACTTGGGCAACGTCGGTCAGGTCTATTTTGGCGCGGCTGATCAGTCAGCGGAGTATGACCCATTTCGTGGAAGCGAGTTCCGCCAAGATCTGGCTAATGCCACAGCCTTCGGCATTTCCCTCGCAACTGATCCGACATTGTTCTTCGGCAAGGGTGTCAAGACCTACAAGGCGTTCATGTGGGGTCTGGATCGACTTGCCCCTGGAGCAGGGTCGGCTTCTCAGGTTTTGGCTAAGGGACGCCTAGGCCGGCTCGGTCTTGAGAACCCCGCATACCGGTACATGAAAAGGCTTGCTGACGATCTAAACAATCTTGATGACCTTGAGAAGCGGGCTGCTGCTGCAACTGGGGACGCTCAGACGAACTTGAAGATGCAGGCAGCGGCGTACCGCAACAGGATGACCCGGCAGTATGACGAGCTGCCGGAAGATCTGATTGAGGATTTTCGCACGTCTCCGTGGCGTAACGTTGATGGCAAGTTCGACGTGGAGCACATGGCTGCCGCGATTGACGACATGAACGATGCCTTCGTTGTGGCCGCTGGTGGGGTTGCGGACAAACTCGCTATTGAAGGGGCGACAGAGGCAGCGAGAGCAGCAGCGCTTCAGGAGTTGTACGCCCAGGCCAGCTTTATGGGTCGAGTGATCGGTACCAACCAGAAGCGCACGGCACTCGTCCCACGCATGACACTCGCACGCATGCTGCGCATCAATGCCGTGAACCGCTTGGCGTTTAGCATGTCACCGCAGAAGAACTCGCAGAAGATGATTGCGGAGTTTCTGAACACGTCCGGTGATGCGGCTCTGTTCTCCGAGTCAATGAGTGACAACGCCCTTTCGTTTGGTCAGGCTGCCCGCGAGCAGAAGTTCACGTCGGGCCTAGCGGACAGCGCCGCACGCATGTTCTCGTCCATCCCGACGGCGAGAACCATCTCGGTGTCTTCTGCGGAGGACACTAAAGAGGTCTACCGATATGCCCGCATGTTCTTTTCCAAGCGCACCGCAGAGCTGGTTGCTGAGCAGTTTCGCACGGGAACAGAGGGTTCGCGGCGTTTGCTGCTTTCCGGCCTTGTGCGTTCCGCTGCGGCATCTCGCGGCCTGACGCTCCAGGTGCGGGACGCGGATGAACTGACCCGTGTACTGACGCCCCGAGCGCGAGGGTTGATGACCGGGTCGATGGAGGGCGAGCAGTACGCGATCACGGTTCGTGGTGGGCTGAAGCCTTCAGAGCGGGCAGAGGAAGCGAAGCGGGTTGCCGCCGAGAAGCGTCGGGTGGAGAGCGAACTCCGCAGCCAAGGCGTTGATGATTCAGAGATCGCTGCTGCTTTGGCCGCCATTGATGATGAGTTTGCGGCTAGCCTGAATCAGGACATTCGACGGTCCCTGTCTGCGGATTTCAATGATATTGAGCACGCTATTCACCTGAATCAGACTGCTGACAATGTGGCGCTGCCGACAATCAAGGACTTTGAGGATCTGCGCAATGGTCTGAGGACTGGCATCACGGAGGGCGCGCAGACGGTTACTGACTGGTGGTCGCTTCTCACCCTGTTTGGCCTCAGATTCTCTATGCGCAACGCTATTGAGGAACTTGGTCTTTACTGGCTGACTGGTGGCCGCATTGTTGACCTGTACCGTGGCCGCAAGGCATCGCAGGCAATTCGTCGGGCTCGCCCGCGCATCTTCATTGAGAACATTGACGGGCAGCCAACACCTGTTTTGCGCACGTCACTTGGCATGGTGGCTAACAAGGCGGAGTGGACATCACGTCGCCTGAAGGAATGGTCACAGCGCTGGGGCCGCTATCAGGGTCTTGGCGAGTGGACCGCAGAACTCATCTTCCGCGGGGCGGACCCCGAGGCACTGAAGGCTGCTGGCGTAGCTCTTGCTCAAGGTAACCCAGACGCTTTTGCCCGTCTGGCCATTGAGTCTTTGGCTACGCAGAGAGTCTTCGGATTCAGCACCAACCTGATGTCAGTCGAGGATCGGCTGGCGATACGCTTCTTAGTGGATTCCACGCATGGAATGTCACAGCTGGATGAGATTGGTGAAGCAGCCCCCTACTTGAACAGTGGTGGCTTCCCGGCGTATGCGTCCAGCGCCAACGGCATTGACGAGGCCGTGCCGGGTGTTGAGTACGGCAAGATCCGTGACTTCAGGTTCGGCGATTACGGCAACGTTCCTCCAATCGGCCGCGACGAGGCTGGTCGTGACGTCTTTGGCTTGGCCTTTTGGTGGCGAGGATTCCAGGAGACTCTGGACGGGGATGGGCCGATTGGTGAGGCTGCGGTACGAGGACTCCTGAATCCGCAGCAGGCGAAGGCTGAGATCGCAGCTATCCTCCGCGCTGACACAACGTTCCGGTACAAGGAGCGCTTCTCCCGACTCCGCAGTGACGCAGACATTGATCAGTTTGCCGATGACTACTTTGAGAACGTCTTCCAGATGTTCACGAAGGAGGACGGCACCCTCAACGTTGATCTCCGCGCCCGGTTTATGTCGGTTGACGACAACGGCAACCCGGTCGCAACGTTCTGGGAGGATCTAACTCCAGACGAGCTTAATGCGATTAATGCGGGCGAGTGGTCTGACTCTGAGATGCTGACCATTGGCAAGAAGTCGGGCCTGATGAAGGCCCGTGTCGGTCGCAACGATCTCAATGCGATTCGCCGACCGGACCGTCCCGAGTTCATCTTTGGGCGCGATGTGATTCACGAGCCGTACATTCCGAACGCCATGAACGCATCGTCGCTACTGACTGAGCGAGCATGGGCATGGATGGGTCGCCAGAATGCGCGCATCTCGCGTGAGCCGATCTTCATTGCCAACTACCTGCAGGCGTTCCGGCAAACAGCCGAGGCCCGCGAAAGTCTTGCCCGGTCAATCGCCACGCGAAACGCCGACGAGGGTGCCGACGTTGTAGTCACCGAGGCCCACCGAGAGCTAGCCGATCTTGCCTACTCACGGATGGCGATGGATGACGCCTACAGCCGCACCTTGGCTTATGTTGACAATCCAGCCAACCGCTCAAATTTGGCGTGGAAAGTTCGGAACATGTCGCGCTACTACCGGGCGACCGAGGACTTTTACCGACGCCTGAAGCGGATCGGAAGGAATGACCCGCTGGCCCTGTGGAAGGGTGCCCTGACGTACCAGCTTCTGGGAGATTTCGGGTTCACGTACACGAACGACAGCGGTGAACAGTACTTCGCCTATCCGGGTAACCAGCTCGTTATCAACGCGCTGGCTGGCGGAGTCAACATTCCAGGGACGGACATTGATCTTCCGGGGCTGTCAAGCCTGTGGGGCATTGATTTCCAGCAGTATGCGGACTTGAACCCATTCAGCCTGAATGCCCGGATGCTTGGCATTTCGCCTTCAACCGACCCGAACCAGCTTGCACCGTCATTAGCCGGCCCGGTTGTTGCTCCAGTTGCTGGGTTCCTGTCAGCGTTCCCGCAGTTCCAAGGGATTCGCACGATTGTTTTCGGGCAATACAACCAGTCAACGGGAAACCCGCTGGCTGACGCCATCAACGCGGCACTGCCCGCTGGCGTGACACGCATCCTGCGAACTTCCAATCAGGAGTGGGTTGATTCCCAGATTGCACAGGCTGGCGTTGACACGATGGCTCTGATGGCTGCTGAGCGAATGCTTGACCGGATCACCATCGGCGGGAAGCCTTACACGAACGCTGATGGCGTGGAAATCCCGACGGCCATGATCCCGTTTGAGGAGTTTCAGCAGACCGATCAATACCAGGCTTCGCAGGCAATTGCCCTGTCTCTGTTCACTGTCAAGTTGATTGGCGGCTGGACGCTTCCCGCTGCCCCGCAAGGCGGCTCAGACACGGCGTCAGAGTTTGCCAAGCGGTATGGCATTGACAGCATGGATGACCTGTACAAAGACCTTCTCGATGAGAAGACCAAGGCAGGCGATCCTGCACCGTTTGAGTCGGCTCTTTCGGCTTTCTACTCGATGAAGATCAACGAGCTGAACGAATCTGGCTATGCATCGTTTGAGTCCATGCTGCCTTTCACGGTGTCTCAGTACAAGGACAACCCGGACAAGAAGGCGCAGATGCTTGCCACAATCCGGACGACGGATGACTGGTTTAAGTGGCTTCGCGAGGATTCCACGAAGGATCTGCAGAAGCGCTACCAGGATGTGTACCTGTTCCTCTCCCCCCAGACGGGCGAGTTTGCGTGGCCGGCTTGGACTGCGGCAACAACCGCACTTGATCTGAAGGTCAAGAAGTCGGAGGCGGAACAGGTTACTGACTTGTTTGCGATTGTTGGTGAGGCTGAAGAGAATCGGATCAAGCGCTACTACGAAGCCGAAATGCTGAACGATCCGGAGAACGCTGACACTCTGTCGGAGGAGATGGCGGCGGCTGTTGCGCTGACTCGCTCTCAGAATCCGTGGTGGCGGCGCAAGAAGGAGAACTTCAATACGGCTTTCGCGTCAGCGGAGAATGTCAACAGTGTGATGTGGCGTGTCACCGACATGCTGCGTTACGTTGAGAAGCGCGACGGATCTCTTGACGCTGACGCCCAGGCCATTCAGAACGCTATTGACATTTACCACTATTACCGTCCTCAGATGGACGGTCTTCAGGGTACGTCGGCGGAACGTTCTCGTGCAAAGAAGTCTCTGCAGTTGGAGATGGCCTCAAACCTTGACTGGGTTAAGGGCGAGTCCGATGTGGCTAAGCGCTTCATCGAAACCGTTATTGAAAGCGATCCTGACTACACTTATGGGGTGCAGTAATGCCTTCTCTTTGCGATGGTAAGTGGAGCAGTCTTCCCCCCGGTTCAAAGTGCCCAAGCGGTTCTACGTCTACCGCTTTGCCCAACTCCCAAGAGCCCGTGCCCGTGAACTCGATGGGTGAGGGGTTTCAGTGGAATCAGGATACGTCCCCGGTTCAGGTTGGATCCGAGCGAAAGTATCTTGGCAGCACCCTAGAAACCGTGCCCACGATGATGCCTGTCGCTCAAGCGCAGGACATTTTCAATCAGGTTTGGGGAGCAGGCTCAGTAAAGGGTGCCAGTGCTGCTGCAAAGCAGCAGAAGGAGAACATGCTGGCCCTGCTGCGCAGATACTCAAACAGCGAACTGGGCACTCGCGGAGCTGCCGAGCAGGCGTGGAACGATGCTTTGACTGATGCCGCAAGAGGCAATGTTGATGTCTATGAGCTTCTGGCCGGTGAGTCCGGTTTTGATGACGACGACAAGAGCGGCTCAGGTCGTGGGGGCTACTCTGGCCCCACCGCATCTACGACGTTCATGGACGAGCGGGACGTTGACCGGACCGCTAACGCTCTGGCACTTGAGCTGATCGGTCGCCCCCTGTCACCGAACGAGATGGCGAAGGTTGCGAAGCGCCTGCGTTCGGAGGAGGCGGCGAATCCGACGATCTCTACACCGGGTGTCGGTTCGTCGGTGACTCAGTCGGGTCTGTCGGCGGAGGGCCGTGCGGATGTTCTGCGTGAGGTGATCGCGGAGAACCCTGAGTATCAGCAGTTCCAGGTAGACAACACAGTGCTGGACACGATGCTGTCTGAACTGAACGAGCGGGAGCAGATGGTCAATGGCGGATGAGATGACCCCTGCTGAACGCAGGAAGCTGAAGGCCCAGTACAACTGGATTCTCGGATTGGCCGTTGAGGATCCAACCAAGTCAATTGAGCAGTTCTGGCGTCAGCTTAAGCGGACGATCAATCAGTCCGATGGTGACACTGCGGTAATCCAGTCGTTTGTGCAGCAGCGACTGCCGGAGATTGATGCCTTTAAGGGCATGTACGCGGAGCAGATCAGGACTGCGATTGTTGATGCGCAGCCGGATCTTGCCGCCGATGTTGATCGTGCCGTTGAGGTAAACCGCCAGACCGTTGACGATGTCGCTCGTGAGCGTGGCATCAAGCTGACGCCTGAGCGTGCAGTTGATCTGGCTCAGCAGGCCCGCCGTAACGGCTGGAGTCGTGCGGAGATCTTCCTCAACATGCGTGCCGACCTTGAGAACACTCTCATGGAAGGCGACACGACTGGTACTGCTGGTGACTACCAGAATGCTCTAATGCAGTGGGCTTCCCGGAACGGACTGTCCCTGTCCAAGGAGACTGCAGCGAAGTACGTGATGAACATGACTGTGGGTTCGCAGTCGCTGGATGACGTGAAGGCAGACCTTCGACGCACGTACCTTGCCGGTGCCTACCCGGCATGGTCGGACCGAATCAACCAGGGCTATGACCCGGCTGACATTTTTGAGCCGTACGTCAATGATATTCGTGACCTTCTGGAAGACGACCAGATCGGGCTGAATGATCCTCTGATGCAGCAGATCACTCAGAAGGTCGGCAATGACGGTAAGCCGTTCGCGGTCCCACTGTATGAGGCGAAGCAGATGGCCCGTCAGGATCCGCGCTGGCAGAAGACGGATAATGCGTACGCGACGTACGCGAATGTTGCTCAGAATCTTCTGCGCACGTTCGGGTTTGCGTGATGAGGATGGTGACTGATCGTGGCTAAGAAGCCAGCCCCTAGGCCAGCAGCGTCTCCGTTCGCTGTTGGTGGGATGGGTATCAACTTCCCGCAGTCAGCACCAGCGCCCGCTGCAGCGACACCGGCTGCGACACCGGCAGCGGTGAGGGTTGAGCAGTGGTCGCCAGCGAAGGATGACCAGTACAGCAGGGCCGTCGCCGATGGCGACATGGCTACCGCTGCTCGTCTTGTGGCTGAGCGTGATGCACTGGTGGCTGCGAACGAGGATTTCCATCGACGCAACAAGACCGGCCCGTTCGCTGTGGGTGGGTCTGCTGCGGCTGCCGATACTGCCGCAGCCAACGCGGATCGCGCTGCACGCGAGGCCGCTTCTGCCTGGTTGACGAACCTGCTCAGCCAGTACGGCATCTCCGACATGTCGGGACAGGTGTCTAGCCTGATCGAGCAGTTCGGGCCGAACACTGAAGTGATCGCCCTGAAGCTGAAGGACACGCAGCAGTACAAGGACCGGTTCAAGGGTCTGCTGTCGCTGAAGTCCAAGGGCGTGACGGATGTGGCGAATGAGGCGGAGTACATTCGCTTGGAGTCGTCGTACCGTCAGGTGTTCCGTGACGCTGGTATCCAGTCGTTCATCGGTGACGCCGGGTCCACGAACGAGCGGGACGCTATCGCACGCCTCGTCGGAGACTTCAGCGTGTCCGTGGATGAGGTTCGTGCCCGCGTGACGGACGCGCAGCGAGTCGTCGGAGACACCGCACCGGAAGTCAGGGACGCCCTGCAGCGGTTCTACAACGTGTCCGCATCCGACCTCGTCGCCTACACACTGGATCCGACCCGTGCACGGAACCGCATCAACGAGATCGCGAACGCCGCAATGATCGGCGGTTACGCTTCCCGTTCCGGTCTGGACGCGGATGTTGCCACGTCGGAGCAGATCGCTTCCCTGTCCGGTACGAACGATGTCCAGTTGCAGGCACTGATGCCGCAGCTCGGTGTGGCCCGCCAGGTCGCGGACGCGACGAAGCGTCTGGCGAACCTTGAGGCTACGGACCTGACCGATTCGGAGATCCTGCGTTCAGAGTTTGATCTGGACACGGGCGCGGAACGGAAGATCAAGGGCTTGCAGTCACGTGAGCGGGGCCGATTCTCTGGCCGTTCCGCTGTCACCGCTGAGACGCTGTCTCGCGGCACTGGCGTCTAACGCCAACCCATAAACCTAGTCGGACCGACCGGCCCCGACAGTTGTTGAAAGCCCGGTAGTCACAGCCACTGCTGCTTCCCCGAGTAGTTGGTGCGGGTGGCGATTCACCTATTGATGAACATAGTTGGGAGACACACATGTCCGATTTCGATTTCGATGACGATGACTTCGGGGACGCCCAGGGCGACTCGGGTGCGCTGCGTGATCTGCGCAAGGCGTACAAGACTTTGCAGAAGCAACTTAAGGATGCTACTGCGGAGAATGAGTCGCTGAAGTTCTCCGTTCGGGAGAGATCGGTTAAGGACGTGCTGGCATCGAAGGGGCTTCCCGAGAAGATCGCGAAGTTCATCCCTTCGGATGCCACCTCTGCGGAGGACGTGGAGGCGTGGCTGTCCGAGAACGGTGACGTTTTCGGTGCATCGGCCACTGCTGACACTAAGGGACTGCCGCAGCAGGACGCACCGGTTGATCCGAATCTTGCCGCATGGCAGCGGATCAGTCAGACGCAGTCGTCTGGTCAGCCGTTCACAAACGACCCTGACCAGCTCGCGTCTCTGATCAAGTCAGCCAGCGATCCGGGAGAACTGAACAAGCTGTTGTTCGGTAACGCTGCCGGCCCGCAGGCCGTCTAGTCCCTTTCTTCCATCAACAACTCATTCACCAAGGAGGTGAACACACAATATGCCTAACGCATACACTGACACTGCGGCTCTTGCTGGTCTTGTCAAGACCGCTTACGACCGTTACGTCGAGTTCGCTCTGCGTTCGCAGCCGCTGTTCCGCAACCTTGCGGACAAGCGTCCCGTCCAGCAGGCGATGCCGGGTTCGTCGGTTGTGTTCTCGCTGTACCAGGATCTCGCGGCTGCGACCTCGACCCTGACCGAGACGACCGACCCGGACGCTGTTGCCCTCTCTGATGTCAACACTGTCTCGGTGACCCTCAACGAGTACGGCAACACCGTCCTCAACACCCGCAAGCTCGGCGAGTTCGCGTTCAGCGATGTCGATCCTGCGGTTGCCAACATTGTTGCGTTCAACATGGCGGACTCGATCGACAAGATCGTTGTCAACGTTCTCCGCCAGGGCAGCAACGTCATCTACTCGGGGTCCGCTACCGCGACTTCCGGTGTGACTGCTGCCATGACGCTCGGTGGCGCTCAGATCCGTCGCGCTGTCGCGAAGCTGCGTGCCAGCAACGCGGTTCCCCGCGAGGGCATGCTGTACGCCACGTACACGCACCCGGAGACTGCGCATGACCTGCGCTCGGAGACGGGTTCGCTCACGTTCGAGGACATCCGCAAGTACACGGACCCGAACGTTGGCAACATCCTGAACGCCGTGACCGGTGTTCTGGGTGGCGCGTACATCGTGGAGACTCCCCGCGCCTACACGGCGACTGACGGTGCGTCGTCCGCGAAGGTGTACCGCACCATCATTGCCGGCCAGCAGGCGCTCGCTGAGGCGACCGCTGTTGAGCCCGGTATCGTCATCGGCCCGGTCGTTGACAAGCTCATGCGATTCCGCCCGGTGGGCTGGTACTCGCTCCAGGGATGGTCGATCTACCGTCAGGCCGCCCTGTACCGGATTGAGTCCGGTTCGTCTATCGCCTGATAGCGACACAACGGTAGGGGCCGTCACTCTTTATGGGTGGCGGTCCCTACCCGTGTACCCCATCTTCGTTTCTTCACAGTGAGGGATCAGCGTGGCTGACAATCTTCCGAACACTATTGAGAACCAGCTTCTGGACGCCCTTGTCGGCACTGCTGCCTACAGTGTGACTACGCCGATCAAGCTGGCGCTGATGACAGCGAACGGCAGCGACTCGACTCCTGGCACTGAGGTGACGGGTGGCTCGTATGCGCGGCAGACGATTGCGTGGGACGCTGCCGCGTCTGGCGTGATTGATAACTCGTCCACGATCAACTTCACGGACATGCCGACGTGCACGGTTGTCGGTGTTGAGGTGTATGACTCTGCGGGGACGCCGAAGCGTCTCATGTATGGGGCACTGTCTACGTCGAAGTCTGTGACTTCGGGTGACACGCTGCAGTTCGCTGCCGGGGCGATCACGTTCTCTCTGGCGTAATGGCTGACATTGTTGATCCGGTAGTCACTCTTCTGGGGCTGCCGAATCTGGCATTGACTGCCGAACTGGACATGTCTGGGCAGTCTGAGTTGACGGCTGCCGGGACTGGGATCCTGCAGTTGACGGTGGCGATGTCTGCGGACACGTCGCTGGCGTTCAACGTGGTGCGGATCACTGAGGCTGTGTCGATGTCGTCGGCGGAGTCGTCACTGACGGCGACCGGCTTGTACATCGCTCTTGCTTCGTCCGCTATGAGCGCGGAGACGAACCTGTCACCGGTCGGTGGCGTGGTGTTCGGTGGCGAGTCGGCCATGTCCGCCGAGACGGACATGGCAGCGACGGGCACCTATGTGGTGATCGCGTCCAGCGTGACCATGTCGGCCCAGTCGGACATGCCTGACGTGACACCGGAACCGATCTACCGACTGAAACTCCCCACGGCGGAGTACTCGTACACGACGAACGTGCTGCTGATCCGATACCCGATAGCGAACGGCGTGTCACTGGTCATTGATGACGGTGTCGGTGAGCTGCGTGAGTTCGTGGATCAGGGCACGACTTTGAACGCTGACTACTACTTCGGTGGTGGACGCAACTACCAGTTGACGCCGTCGGAGTACACGGCTGTTGACGATGCTGGATTCGGATACCTGGTGGAGGTGGCATGACGTGCCGTAGCGGTTGTATGTCACAAGACCACGTGTCGTATTCGGATTGCCTGCGGTCCGCGAACGTGCGGGTCACCGCGACTGTGAACTCTGCGCTGCAGCCGGTGTGGGAGAAGACGAAGTCTGACCTGTCCGCGTATGAGGCGGCCAGGAGGAACGGCATCCAGCCTGAGGGCACCACGGTGCAGAAGGTGCGGGAGGCGGAGTCAGCGTCGAGGGCTCTTGGTCGCCCGTATGACGCGAACACGATGCCTCCGGCGAACTTGATCGTGAACAAGAACACTGCCCGTTTCGTGAATGCGAGCGATGGATGAGCACGTTTGACCAGTTGACGGATTCAACGCTGCTGTACCTGTATGGGTTCACGACGTTGCAGGATCAGGCGACGTACCTCACGTCGCAGGCGTCAGCGTCCGCGCTGACGTTGAATGTGGCGGATGCGACGACGATTAGTCGTGGTGTCCTGGAGATCGGTGATGAGCTGATCTGGGCGGACAACGTGGACACGTCCGCGTTGACGGCGACGATCCCACCGTATGGTCGCGGCTATCGTGGCACGACGGCGACGACGCACGCGTCTGGGACGCGTGTGGTGTCCTCTCCCCTGTTCCCTCGTCATCTGGTGAAGCAGGCGATCAACGAGTCGATTCGGGCGGTGTTCCCGGATCTGATGGGTTTGGGTACGTCTACGTTCACGTACCTGCCAGCGGTGTCTACGTTCTCTCTGCCTGCCGGTGCCTTGGATGTGATTCAGGTGTCATGGCAGTCAATTGGCCCGTCTCGGGAGTGGTTCCCGATCCGCCGCTGGCGTGTGGACAAGCATGCGAACACGACAGCGTTCGCGTCTGGTGCAACGTTGAGCTTGTATGAGCGGATCGTTCCGGGTCGCACGGTGCAGGTTGTGTACACGAAGCAGCCGTCGGTGCTGTCTGCCGGTTCGGATGATTTCACTGACGTGACGGGCCTGCCGGCGTCAAGTGAGGACGTGATCCGGCTTGGTGCCGCGTATCGCATGGTTCCGTTCTTTGATTCCCCGCACTTGTCGGGCATGTCCGCTGAGGCGGATTTCGCTGCGAACCAGCGCCCTGTGGGTGCATCGGCCCAGCTTGGCCGGTTCCTGCTGCAGCAGTACCAGGTGCGCCTGACGGAAGAGGCCCGCAGGCTTCAGTCAATCTACCCAGTCCGTAGTCACTACACCCGATAGGAAGTCGGATGGCTCGTAGGTATTACTCCAGTATTGCTCAGCGGACCACGCTGGCGTCGTCCATGTCGGATGTGGCGACGACGATGGTGGTGAATGCTGCTGTCGGGTTCCCGGCGTCTACGCCGTACACGATGATCGTTGACCAGGACACGGTCAATGAGGAGGTCGTGGAGGTTACGGCTCGCTCGGGGACGACCCTGACGGTGACTCGTGGCGTGGATGGGACGACTGCGGTCGGCCACTCGACGGGTGCCGCGGTGAATCACGGTGTGTCTGCTCGTGATTTTGATGAGCCTAACGCGTTCCTGAATGGGACGGGTGTGGTGACGACGACGATGATCGCGAGTCAGGCGGTCACTTCGGCGAAGGTTGGTTCTGGTGCTGCCACGAATGGGCAGACGCTGGTTGCTGATGGTTCTGGTGGCGCTTCTTGGGGAGCTGCTGCGTCTAGTGGTGGGGGTTACCCCGATATTTTCTTGCTGATGGGAGCTTGATTCATGCCTGCAACGTATAAGCAACTCGCTGCCGCCGCTGGTAACGGCACCATCGGCACCGCCGCTAACCTCTATTCCGCTAGCGGTACGGCTAGCACGTCCACGATTATTTCGAGCATCGTGATCTGTAATACGTCTTCGTCGTCTGCGACGTACACGATTGCGATTAACACGGCTTCGGCTACTTACGCGACGGGCCGGTATGTGGTGTATCAGGCGACGATTGCCGGGAATGACACGGTGGCGTTGACGTTGGGGCTGACGATGGACCCGACGAACCGTTACATGAATGTGTCGTCTAGCGCGAACACGGTGAACTTCTCGGTGTACGGGGTGGAGAACTCCTAATGACAATGAGTAGCGCACGCTTTACTCAGGGTATGCCTTACACGGAAGTAATTTCGGCTGCTGCTTTTACTGGATTCACTTCAAGTACTACTTATGTTGTTCCCGCAAATTGTACGTCTGCAACAGTTTTTGTTGTGGGCGGAGGTGCTTCGGGTAGCGGTGGTGGCAGCACTAACGACGTTACTTACAATGTTGGTGGAGAAGGTGGAGTTGTAAATCAGCAAACAGTCTCAGTTAATGCTGGCGAAACTTTGACGATCACAGTTGGTGCTGGTGGAAGTGGATCAAGTGTTGATGGAAACACTTCTTCCATCTCTGGTTCTTTCGGAACTGTAAGCGCCGCTGGAGGCACTACGCACAATAATGGCGGTGGGGGCGGAACTTTCACTAGCCCGTGGGGTTGGTATGGAGCGAATGGCCCGTACACACGCTTTGGTGGCAGTCAGCCGGGATATGGGCCAAATGATCCTGGTGCTGGAAGGGGTGGCGGTCCTAATAGCGTCGGCGCTATGGATGGGAAGGCAAACACTGGCGGTGGTGGCGCTGACTCTAATCGTAGTGGCAACAATGGTGGTAGTGGTTTCGTCGGAATCTTTGTGAAGTAGGGAATATGAGTATTCAGAAACTCTCTACGACTACGGGTGCTGGTAGCACCGCTCCTTCTGCTGGTCGTTTCGCGCAAACGTCGGGCGGCACTATCACTACGTACACCAGTGGTGGTGTGACGTATCAGGTTCAGACTTTCACGTCGTCGGGCACGCTGACAGTGAACAGCAGCGGTTGTGTTGATGTGCTTGTTGTGGGCGGGGGTGGATCGGGCGGCAAGTTTGTGCAGAACACCAACGCGGGCTATGGACACGGTGGTGGTGGTGCTGGTGGAGTCATCGCAAACGATAGTGTCTTTCTTCCCGCTGGCTCTTATACAGTTACAGTTGGCGGTGGCGCTGCTAACTCAGTTGCTAAAGGCACTGATTCTTCAATTGGCTCAATTTTTGTTGCTGTTGGTGGCGGCACCGGAGGCGTTGCAATCTCCGCAGACTCTCAAAGCCTTGGAATGAATGGTGGTTCTGGCGGAGGTGGACGCAACACGGTAACTGCTAGGCAAGGTGGCGTAGGTGTAAGCGGTCAAGGATTTGCTGGTGGTAACGGATACGCCGGTGATGCCAATAACACTTTTGGAGGAGGCGGCGGCGGGGGCGCTGGTGCTGTTGGTGCAGTTGGCACCACTTCTGCCGGTGGTGCTGGTGGAGCAGGCGTTTCAAACTCATTGCAGACTGGTTCCGCGCAAACTTATGCTGGCGGTGGTGGCGGCGGTCGCACATCAGGATCGCCCGGCGCGGGTGGTTCAGGCGGCGGTGGCGCTGGCGGTTCAACTAACGGCACTAACGGAACTGCAAATACTGGCGGCGGTGGCGGTGGTGCTGGTAGCAATCTCAGCGATACAGCAGGTACTGGCGGGTCAGGTATTGTCGTCGTTCGCACGATCATTGCTGGTAGTGCAGCGGGTGTAGCGGCTTCTGGTGGTACGGAGACGACGTACACGGGTGACGGCACTAATGGTGTGAACGGTCAGGCGTACAAAGTCCATTCCTACACAGCATCGGGCACTTTCACTGTAAACGCCCCCGGATTCTGCGACGTTCTCGTTATTGGTGGTGGTGGCGGTGGCGGTGGTCGCGCAGGCGGTGGAGGCGGTGCAGGAGGTGGACTGTTCGCTAATGTCTATGTGCCCACGGGCACGCTGACTGTGACTGTGGGCGCTGGGGGTTCTGGTGGCGTACACGCCGATTTCAGCGGTCGCAATGGACAAAACGGCGGTTCTAGCCAGATCGGTTACTACTACGGCGTTGGCGGTGGCGCTGGTGGCGGGTCATCGCAAGTAACTACTGGTGGCCCCGGTGGTTGTGGCGGCGGTGGCGGTTCCGGCTCTGCTGGCGGTGCTGGCATGTCGGGGCAGGGCTACAACGGTGGAAACTCGTCTAGTGGCGGCGGAGGTGGAGCCGGCCACGGAGCAGTTGGCGCAAACGCATCTGGCGGTACTGCTGGTAATGGTGGCGCTGGCCTTGCGTACACAATCACAGGCACTTCTGCCACTTATGGTGGTGGTGGCGGCGGCGGCGGTAGAAGCGACCTTGGCGGGTCCGCTGGTACTGGCGGCTCAGGTGGTGGAGCAAATGGAAGCAATACATCCGGTGCCTCTGGTGGTAACGGAACCGCTAATACGGGTGGTGGCGGTGGAGGAAACGGCTACGACACGGGTGGCAGCGGTGCTAGCGGTGGCAGCGGTGGTAGTGGACGAGTCATCATCAGGTACCCGATCTAACATCTAGGAGAAGAAGTAATGCCTTACGAGAACGCTCACGCAGCGAAGATTGAGAACGGTGTTGTCACTCAGGTCATCGTCATCCCCCATTGCGGTGATGATGATGCCGCTGTGACCGCGTACTGCAATGGGATTGGGCTGGATGGTGTTTGGGTGGATACCTCATACGTTGGGGCTCGCCGCTCGAAGTACGCCGGGATCGGTGACCTGTTCGATGGGGAGAACTTCATCTCCCCGGTGGTCGAGGAACCCGCTGCCTGACCGTCACCACACCCACCTGGCCCCGCCTTTGTGCGGGGCTTTCGTATTGGAGCTTGAGTGCCGTACTACGACATCACAGAGGAAACACTCTCTGAGCTGGGGTTGACCCTCACCGGGTCCGGTGGTGCCCTCGTGCCTTCCAGTATCCGGTGGGACTGCGAGATCGGTGGGTTGCCGTTCCTGCTCGGGATCTCCGATCAGGTGCCGATGCGTCGGGAAACGTCAGAGTTTCGGCGTCAGCGCATTGACAATGAGCGGGATCCTGGCGAGCAGTCTCTGGACAGTGGCTATTGGATCCGGTCGCAGTCAACGTGGCATTACGGCAGTGGCCTGACGACGGCGGAACCTTTGGAGGTTCCGGCGGAGGAGGCCCGTTTCCGGTACGCGTCCGGTGGCGGCATCAACGTGTGGACACCTGGTGAATTGTCCCTGCTGAATGCGTCCGCGTCTGCGGTGTCAGCTAGTGCGGCAGTCCAGTTCCTGATCGGTGTGGATACGGGTGTCTTGCACGGCTTTGGTTCGACGGTGCAGTACGTGCCGGCTAGTGGCGGGACAGCGTCCGCGATCTCGTGGGGTGGTTCGGGGACGATCACGTCGATCACGTCGGATGGGTCGAACTATTACGTCGCTGATGCGACCGGCATCTATAAGGGTTCTTTGCCTGCGGGTGCCGGGTCCAAGATTTGGGATACGGGCAGTTCGACGCTGGTGCGTTGGGTGAAGTCGCGTCTGATGGCGACGGTCGGTAAGGCCGTGTATGAGCTGACGGGTACGGGTCCGACGTTGCCGACGCCTTTGGATCCGGGTACTGCTCGACCGTCGGGGTGGACGTGGACGGATATTGCGGAGGGTCCGGCTGCGATCTATCTGTCCGGGTATGTGGGTGACACGTCCACGATTGAGAAGGTCGCCGTGACGGCGACTACTTCTACGGTGACGTTGGATGTGCCGGTGGTTGTGGCGGACATGCCACGGTCGGAGACGGTCCGGTCCTTGTACTCGTATGTGGGGACGTATCTGATTGTCGGCACCTCTAAGGGGTGCCGTGTGGCGTCTATCCAGTCAGACGGGTCACTGGCCCTCGGGCCACTGGTGGTGACTGCTGCCGCTGTCACGGACGCGGTGGCGGTGGACAACTACGTGTATGTGACGGTCGGTGACCAGGCTGATGCGGGGAACCGGGTGAAGCGTGCTGGCTTGTTCCGGATTGATTTGGGTCGCACGATCAACGAGTCCCCTCTGCAGTTTGCGTCTGCCGCGGACTTGACGGTCCCGGCAGGGGTGTCGGGGTCGGCGTCTCAGGTGACGATTGCTCAGGGGAAGCTGTTCTTCGCGGTGAACGGTACGGGCGTGTTCAAGCAGTCGGACGGGTTCGTGTCGGAGGGTTGGCTGGAGTCGGGCCGGATCCGGTTGGGCACGGTGGAGTCGAAGTCGTGGGTGGATGTGCGCCTGATTGGTGTGCAGGGTATGGCTGGTGACGCGACCTTGTTCGCGTCTACGACGGGTGATAGTGCCCCGTCGGGCTGGCAGCAGACGATCACGGTGAACTCGGCGAACTTTGACGATGTGGGCACTCTGGGTGCGGTGGCTGCTACCCCGCAGTCGGACATCTATCTGGCTTTGCGGATGCGTCCGAATAGTGGTGCGTCTACGTCGAGCACGGTGAAGGGCTATCAGGTGCGGGCGATCCCGTCACCGTCCCGCACGGAACTGATCAGTGTCCCGGTGTTGTGTTACGACTTTGAGGTGGACCGGCAGGGTGTCCGGTACGGGTCGAGGAACGGTGCGTTTGCCCGGTTCAAGCTGTTGAAGGCTCTTGAGCAGGCGACGGCCCTGGTGTCGTTCAGGGATTTCACGACTGGTGAGCAGGCTCAGGCGTATGTGGAGCGTGTGTCGTATGCCCGCACTACTCCCCCGACACGTCAGGTGTCGGGCAATGGCGGGCTCGTGACGGTGCTGTTGAGGCTTGTGTGATGTCGCCGGGGGAAGTGGTGGGCCTGACTGTTGGTGTGCTCACGATTGTGGGTGTGCTGCTGGCCGCCTTGGGCTGGTTTATCAAGCAGAAGATCCGCGAGTACACGTATCAGATTCAGCCTGAGTCCAATGGTGGCAAGTCGCTGGCGGATGTGCACAAGAAGCTGGATGCGCTGGTGACGGATGTGGATCTGTTGAAGAGGGCTGTCATTCAGATCGAGGACGACATTGAGGACATGAGGTGAGCGGGCACGTGTGGACGTTGGGTTTCTGGAAGGGCTCTGCGGAGCGGGCTGTGAAGACCGCTGCTCAGGCCGGGTTGGCTTTCTTCATTGTGGGTGAGACGGGTGTTGCGGATGTGGATTGGGCGACTGTCGGCGGGGTCGCTGCTGTGGCTGCTATTGCGAGTGTTCTCACCTCGCTTGCCTCTGCGCCATTCGGTCCTGCGGGTACACCTTCGGTCGTGTGGGATGGGGATGTAGTCAATGAGCGCTAAGACGATTCATGGGTGGCCGGTGATTGCTGACGGCTCTAGCCGCCTGTTGCAGGATTTCCGCATTCCGGGGTCTGGTCGGTCGATCAAGCTGCGGAAGGATGTGGGTCCGTATCTGGTGTCGTTTGCTGCCCAGTATCACAAGAAGATCGCCCCGATTGATGAGGGCACGTTTGATGACTGGGGTTGGGCTCCGGTCCGCCAGGGGAATGCTTCGTCGAAGATTTCGGATCATTGTGCGGGTGTGGCGATTGACCTGAATGCGACCCGTGAGGGGTCGCAGTCGAAGTACAACACGTGGTGGAAGCGGAACCCGGTGAAGTATCTGCAGTTGAAGCGGATGCTGAAGCGGTGGCGTCTGCTGGAGGCCGGGATTGACTACAAGAATTTCTGGGATCCGATGCATTTTGTGATTGACACGAGCAATGTTGCGGTGGTGAAGGCGGAGATGGCCCGTATGGGCATTGACGCTAAGGGCCGTATTAAGGGTGAGTCTTACTGACACTACCCTAGAGATGCCTCTATACGGGCCGAGAACGGCCCTTAGAGCGACTGAACCCCCCTGTCTGGTGTATCCGGGCAGGGGGGTTTTTCGTCGTCTCTACGGGGCTTTCAGGGATTCAGCTCACGGAGCCTGCTCAGGGGTGAGGATCGTCTCCACCATCTTGTACTGCGGACGCAGGTTGGCCCGCTTCACCGGATGCGACAACCGGATCAGGTCATTCATTCGCTTGTCGTAGCAGTCTTGGCACAAGTCCACCCCCCACGGGCGTCCCTTCCCGTACCGGTAGACGACCACGCATTCCTCAATGTCCCGGTCACTGCGACACAGGTCGCAGACCCTCTTAGGCACCGTTGCCACTGCCGACCTCCTTCAACGGGACGATTTTAGCGTCCTTGCGCTGCAGTGCCGGGAACATCGGCTTGCCGGCGAGCAGCTCGTTGCGCTGCTGGCGCTCCAAGGACAGGCCCAGGTAGATCTCGGTGGTCTTGGTGTCCGCATGTCCGAGCATGCTGGACACCCGTCGGAGGGCACCGTCGTAGCCTTCCGAGCGGAGCCGGTCGAACAGGGCACGGGCACCGGACCGGCGCAGTGAATGCACCCCGGTGCCTTTGGTGTCGTAGCCGAGTTCTGTCAAGGCACGCTTGACGCACTCGTACGGCTTGCCCATCTTCACGGTCGGCTTCAGCCGTGCCTCCCCTACCGGCTGCAGCAGGCCCACGGTCGGGTCGTACTGCATGGGCAGTGGCGCGTAGGCGGGGGCCAAGAACCAGTCAGGCTGCAGGCTGAAGTCGCTCATCTTCTGGTAGTGCCGCAGCCACGTTCGCATCTCGTCGCCAAGCTCCTCCGACACGGGCAGGGTGTCGGCCTGCTTCGTCTTGAACCGGTAGATGTTCAGCGTGGACCGATCGAGGTCAAGGTCTTGGATCCGCAGCGAGTTGATCTCGCTGCCACGCATGAACGTGAACAGCCCTAGGGCGATGATGGCCCGGTCGCGGGGATTCTTGGCGGCATCCAGCAGGTTGGGGAACTCCTCCACCGGGAGCCAGAACTGCTCGACGTGCTCCGCACGGACGGACTTCCACCCGTCAGTCGGGTCAGCGTCGGGTGACAGGTAGCCGTGCCGACGGCACCAGGGGAAGAACGTTCCCCGCAGCATGGACAGGTACAGGTTCTGGGTCTTCGGTGCCCAGTTGCCGGCCCCGAAGAACCGGTCCAGTTCGGCAGCGTTGATCTTGTCAACATTGGTGTCACCAACCAGCTCAAGCCACCGGTTGAGGACTTGGATGTTGTTCTTGACGCTGCGGTCAGCGAGCCCACGGGCTCGCAGATGTGCCTTGAAATCGGGAACAATCTCGCTGATGACGGCCTTCTTGGTTCGCATAGTGACTCCCTACCTCAGTGTTGGACTATCGGAATACTAACCCTCGCGGGTGGATGATGACAACACTGTATGACCGGTCATTATGCCACGAGGGTTCAAGTCCCCCCTCGGACACAAACGCTTTATTTGCAGTCCGATTATGAGTTCTGACCAGGCCAAACGTGTAGTTGAACGTTGAACTTAGTCCCGGTATTCGGACGTTTTGAAGTTTCCTCACCGGGACCACTCCTTGCTCGGTCATTGAGACAGGACTACGTAGCCGTCTGCTATCCTGAAACCGTCCATGTGGGCAGATGGAGACAGGAGCAGTTATGGCACCGCGAACCAAAGTACCCGACAAGAACACCCTGGAACGCTGGCGTGATGAAGGCTATACGCAAGCCCAGATGGTTGAGCTGACTCTCAGCGAGTTCGGTGAGGTGGTGTCCAGGTCAGCCATCGCCAATGCGATGGCCCGGTACGGGCTCTCTGCCGTTGGCCCCCGCTACGACGAGGAAGTTCCCTGGCAGATTAATGCCACTCACGCCACCGCTCACCCGCTCCGGATGCTTCGCCTGCTGGGTCGACGTAACGCCACCGACGACCTCGGCGAGGAGGAGAGCCGGCAGCTCGACTCCTGGCTGCAGCAGCTTGATGAGCGTCAACTGATCGTCGGATACGACCCGGACGACACGATGGGTTTCCGGTACATCAACATCAGCTACAAGGATCACGAGCTGGACATTCCGATCCGTAGGCGTCTGCTGTACATGGCTGCACCGAAAGCAAGACGAGCCTAGGCGAGGTCTTGACAAGCCTCGGCAAGGTGTGACTACAATAGAAACTATATAAACAGTAGTAGTAAGAGCCGGGGCTTTATGGCCCCGGCTCTACTGTTTACGTACTGAGTGATAACGGTACATCCACCGGCTATAGCCGGTGATCTCCTCACAGTTTCAATGAATTTTCAGACAACTGTCAGACGCCTTGGCTAACTTGAAAAGACACTCGCCAAGGCAGCGAAGCGACACGCCGGTCAATGACCGGTCATTGTGGAACCCTAGGGTGATGTGTCAACATAGCCGCATCAACGCCGAAGGGGGCATGAATGATCACCGTCACCGTCACTGAAACCGCTCTGATTATTGTGTCAGTTGGGGACATTGATGAAGATGAGTGGCGGGACACCGCCGCACGTCACGGGCTGCACGGGCGGATGGGCCACCTCGCTGACTACCGCACCGAAACCGGCCAAGACGGCACCGATCTCGTGCACTACTGGCGCTTCCAGTTCACCCCCACTGACAGCAAGGCGGCGACCCAATGAGCCACTTGTCCTACTCGCAGGTAGAAACCCTTCTCACGTGCGGTGAGAAGTACCGGCTGACCCGTGTTGTCGGCCTGCAGGAGCAGCCCGCCTGGTGGCTGATGGGCGGCAGCGCCGTCCACGTCACCACCGAAAGGTACGACCTGTCCGAGAACCCTGACGGGTTTGATGTGGACACAGAGTTCGCTGCCGCACTGTCGGAGCAGCTCTTCGAGATCTCCCATGATGGACCCATTCGTGCGTCGGGCCGTGCCACAAAAGAGTGGCCCGGTGGGGAAGACGACGCATGGTGGGCTCATCATGGGCCTAAGTTCGTTCAGTCATGGATTGACTGGCGTAAGCAGAACCCGAACCTGGTTCTGCACATGGTGAACGGCACGGTGCCAGCGGTTGAGGTCGCGGTCACCGCGATCACGGAGGACGGTGTCGCCCTGCGCGGCTTCATCGACCGGGTGTTCCAGGACCGGGAGTCCGGTGATCTGCTGATCGTTGACCTGAAGACGGGACGCAACTCTCCCCCGTCGAGCTTGCAGATGGACTTCTACCGGTACGGCCTGCAGTCCACGCTCGGCATCAACGCCCGCCACGGCGGCTTCTGGATGGCCCGCAAGGGCACCCTCGATGCCGTCCATGAACTGTGGCGTACCGATGAGCAGATCGCGAAGATGCTGGTCAACGCCCGCATCCTCATTGACAACGAACTGTTCATCCCCCACATGACGAGCATGTGCAACTCGTGCGGTGTCAAGGAGTTCTGCACCGCCTACACGAAGCCTACGTCCAATCACAACACTAAGGTAGAGGAGTCCGAATGAGTGCACCGGATAACGTTCTCGTGCAGTCCAACTTCAAGACCCCGCTCGGGGGTTTGCACAACGCCTACGGGCATGACGAGCAGTCGTTTGACCTGGCTCTGGCGATCCTTGAGGATCGTGTTGGCCGACTGACGGCATTGGAGCAGCAGCTCCACGGGGCCGGCAACGTCGCGCAGGGTATTGGTCTTGCGGCACCGTCGCGTCAGCCTGCACCGGCAGCACCCGCTGCTGCACCTACTCCCCCACCGGTCGCACCGGGATGGGAGACACCGGCACCGGCACCGTCGTTCCAGCAGGCCACTGTTCCGCAGTGTGCGCACGGTCCCCGCACTGCCCGGTCCGGGTCCGGTGCGAAGGGTCCGTGGAAGGCGTGGTTCTGCCCAACCCCGAAGGGGACACCGAATCAGTGCGAGGCGATTTTTGTGACTCGCGGCACGTCGGAGTGGGACGGGTTCCCCGCATGAGCCTGGTTGTGCGAAGCGGTATCGGCGGGACCGTCAACGTCAGCGACTAAGCCGCAGGGGAAGGCCGCGAATTACATGCCTAGCCGGATTCTAGATCACCGCCCTCGTCAACCCGGGGGAACGCTGGCTGAATGTCGCGGAACACCGGATCTGCATTACGGCGCAACGGATGCCCTGTTCTCAGGGCGCAGGTTCGACTCCTGCACACAACCACCTAACGTGAGAAAGGAACGCAGTGAGAACACTTCACCGCTCAGTGCGGACCATTGACCGTGGCGGAACGTCACTGCCCGTTCCGTTCCCGTCATGGGCTGACCGTGGCATCAGCATCCGTCGTGGCGAAGTGTCCATGATCGCTGGCCCACCAGGAGCCGGCAAGTCATCACTGGCATTGGCCATTGCCGTCGCAGCGAAAGTACCCACCTTGTACGTGTCGTGCGATTCGCACGAGTCCACGATGGCGCTGCGCACGATAGCGATGCTGACTCGCACCTCGCAGAACGAGGTCGAGCAGTACATGGAGTCCGACCCCGATTGGGCCGCATCCGTGATTCGTGATCACGCATCCCACATCAAGTGGATGTTTGACGCGTCACCGACTCTCAATGATCTTGAGGATGAGGTGAACACGTACCGGCTGGTAATGGGTGACAACCCTCAGCTTGTTGTCGTGGATAACGCTGTGGATATCACGCATGACAGTGGTGACGAGTTCTCGTCACTGCGGTCGCTGATGCGGGAAGTGAAGTGGTGGAGTCGCGACACGGGTGCAGCGTTCTTGATCCTGCATCACACGTCGGAGTCGTATCACGGTAACCCGTGCCCGCCTCGTGCCGCATTGCACGGAAAAATCGCACAGATCCCTTCACTGGTGCTGACACTTGCCAGTGAGCAGCCGGGGTTGATGGCGGTAGGTGCGGTCAAGAACCGTTACGGCCCCGCCGATGCGTCCGGTCAGACCGCCGTATGGCTGGACTACCACCCGTCAACGATGCAGCTAAAGGACATCGACGCATGAGATTCGTGTCCCTGTTCGCGGGTGTTGGTGGGTTCGATCTCGGGTTTGAGCGTGCCGGGTGGGAATGCGCAGGCCAGGTAGAGATTGACAAGCATGCACGGGCAGTGCTGGAGAAGCATTGGCCTGACGTGCCCAAGCATGACGACGTGCGTACCGCTAAGGAGTGGGCTGATGAGCGTGGACTCGTGGGAAACGTTGACCTTGTTTGTGGAGGATTCCCATGTCAGGACGTTTCCGTCGCAGGCAAGCGAGCTGGACTTGCCGGTGAGCGAACAGGTTTGTTCTGGGACGCACTCGCTTTCGCGAGCCATATCCAAGCGGGATGGGTCGTTCTGGAGAATGTGCCAGGACTTCTATCAAGCAACAGCGGACGCGATTTCGGAGTCGTCGTCTCTGCGCTGGCCGACGCAGGGTATAGCCACGTCGAGTGGCGGGTTCTGGATTCGCAGTTCTTCGGAGTCCCCCAACGTCGCCGTCGACTCTTCATTACAGCAGGTACTGGAGGACACAGTGGACGACCGGTACTTGTTGAGCGAGAAGGCGTGCGCTGGGATCCTGCGCAGGGCGGAGCGTCGGGGTCGGACGCTGCCGGATCCGCTCAGGGAAGCGTTGCTAGCCGTCGCGTCGTAGCGGCTTTGACAACGAATGGTCTTGGTGGTGGCGGGCCTGACGACAATCTGGCGCAGGCTGGTCATCTAGTTCCTCTCTCTCTCTCTCTCGCCAACAGCAGCCGCATGCAGGAAGTGGCGAGCACAGTGACGGTCGGGACGGGAGTCCGGTACGACCCGGACACGGAGTCGCTAGTCGTGCTCTCACGGACAGGTGTGGAACGTTGAGTGGCGGGGCTCATCCCGGTGGCTTCAACGGGCAGGACGCTTACACCGGCCAGCTCGTGGTGGTGTCGTGATGTGTGAAGAGACGTGCATCAACTGCGGTAACGACATTGGGCCGCATCATCTGTGCTCTGACTGCTTGGAGGAACTCGGTGCAGGCGTGGACAAAGTCGCGGCGTGCAATGAATGTGGACGACTATGAGACGTGGATTGAGGGGGGGGGTGTGCCCGACATTGAACGCTTTCGATAACGCTACGGAGACACGGGCAACAGTGGTCGCGTTCGGGATCACTGACGATGAGACAGCAGCGGAGGACTTGATGCCCACTATGCAGACCCCGTCGTCCGGTGGCGGTGGGCACCCACCCGCCGTTGTCATGGCATCCGTCCCGTCAGTACGCAGGCTCACCCCACGTGAATGCGAACGCCTCCAAGGATTCCCCGACGACTGGACTGCCGGCCAGTCCGACAGTCAGCGTTACAAGCAGATGGGTAACGCCGTCACCGTCAACGTCGCCCACTACGTCGCGGCACTCATTGAAGCAAACACCAGCGTAGAGGTGTCCCATGCCCGGTGACCCCACGTTTGAGTCACGCCTGTGGCGTGCATCCCTCACCACCCTTGGACTGTTCACGGTCGCCTGCGGTGCTGTCCTCGTGCACTCACTGTGGAAGCTGGTGCGCGGGTGAGCGCATCAAACAAAGCGAAAGGTTCCCGTTGGGAGCGGGAACTTGAGGACTACCTGAACGCGTGCGGGGTGCACGCTCGACGCCTTCCCCGTGCAGGAGCGAAGGACATTGGTGACGTGTCTATCACGGTCGGTGATTTCGTGATCGTGGTTGAGGCGAAGAACGTGAAGACCGCTGACATGGCTGACTTCCTGCGGCAGGCGGATGTGGAGTCGGATCACTATGAGGCGAAGTATGGGGTGGCGACTGTCCCGGTGGTGGTGACGAAGACCAGGCAGAAGGGTGCCGGTGAGGGTCGCGTCACGATGACGGTGGACACGCTGCTGGATCTACTGCGGTTAGCGGGGGCCGTGCGGTGACAAAGCTGTACTTGGTTCCACTAACGCAGCGACAAGCTCGTACGGCGTGCAGTGACTGGCATCGACACAACCCACCTCCACGCGGCGACCTTTTTCGAGTCGGTGCAGCGGTGGACGGCGAACTCGTGGCCGTCGGCATAGCGGGTCGTCCCGTAGCTCGACACTTGGACGACGGGCAAACCGTTGAAGTGACGCGGGTTGCCAGTTCGGGATACGACAATGCCACATCATTCTTGTACGCGGCGCTCCGTCGAGCAGCGTTCGCGTTGGGCTACAGCAGGATCATCACGTACACCCAAGCTGGCGAGACTGGAGCTAGCCTCCGAGCTGCCGGCTACCGGAAGGTAGCGGAACGCCCAGCGACAAAGGGATGGTCGCGTACTGCGCGCCCACGGGACGACGCCCTCTATCAAAGCGTTCAACGGACACTCTGGGAGGCGTCGTGACTGACGCCCGCTTTGACATCTGGCCTGTCCTAGAGCACTACGACTGGGAACTGCCCGCACCTAGGGGCACGTGGCAGACAGTGAAGTGCGGTGCACACGACGACTCTCACCAGTCCTGCCGTATCAGCTCTGACGCCGGCAAAGTGAAATGCCTCGCGTGCGGGTTCAGCGGTGACGCCATTGACGTTGTTCAACACTATGAAGGGATCGGATACCGGGATGCTGTCTCTCGATGCGAGGAGATCACTGGAGCAAGCGACGGACTCGTATCACAGTCAAGTCGCCCACGCAGGACCGTATCTGGCAAGTCGCGGTATCAGCGCAGGGACCGCGAGTACGTTCCGCCTCGGCTACGTCGAGGCACCGATGATCGGGCATGAACAGTACGTCGGACGGCTTGTGATCCCGTACCTGACTCCGACTGGTGTCGTGGATGTGCGGTTCCGTGCGATCACTGATGACAGTGGACCAAAGTACCTGTCCCGTCCTGGTGCGGAAGCAACCCTGTTCAACGTGCCAGCGTTCCAAGAGGACACGGACGTGATCGCTGTGTGTGAGGGCGAGCTGGACACGATCATCACGCACGGTGAATGCGGCATTCCCGCTGTCGGTGTGCCTGGTGCATCGAACTGGCGTGACTGGTGGCATCGGGCGTTCCATGACTACCGCCGTGTTGTCGTGCTTGCCGACGGTGACAGTGCCGGTCGCGAGATGGGGAAGCGGATCGCGCAGTTGATTGATGTGGCGACCGTCGTCGTGATGCCTGATGGCATGGATGTGAATGCCGTGTTCCTGCAGGAGGGACCGGATGGGATCAAGCGAAGGGTCGGTGTGTGATGTCGCTGCTCATGTACGCGGGTGTTGTGTTCGTTGCATCATTTTTTGCGGTCAGCCTGTACGCCTGGTTGAAGGCGGAGTGGGATGAGCGGCAGTGGCGGAAGATCATGGAGGAGGAACTGGAGATGCCTCGGTTCACGTATCGCATGGTCATGGAGGACAAGGATGGGAGTGATCGTGGGTGACGCGCCAAGATTGGGAGCGCCTGCTGGACATGCTGCGGTCGACCGGGATGGAAATTGCTGGTGCGGACTTCGAGACGGGCATAGTGACGCTTCGCGTCCCGAACCGGTTTCGTTGACGGCTGGTGGCGGGCAGGCTGAGTATGCCGGAGTCACGGTGAACCCTCCGTCTCCGAAACCGCACGGCATGACGGTCAGTGATCTTGCCGAAGCGCAGCGCCTGTTCACCAACTACGCACGCATCCGACTGCTGTCTGCCAGTGAGTATGACGATGGTGACGAGCAGGCTTTTGAGCGGTTCGGTCCGGATCGTCTACTGCTGGAGTTGCGGCAGGAGATCGCTGACGCCGTCAACTATCTGACGTTCCTAGATATTCAGCTTGCTCGCTGGGGAAAGCGAATTGAGGCAATCGGATGAGAGTGTGGCTGATCAGCGACCTGCAGGTTCCGTTCCACGACAAGCGTGCCGTTGATGCTGTCGCTCAGTGCATCACGGACATGCGTGAACCGGGCGACCTGGTCGTGTCGGTGGGTGATGAGCAGGACTTCCAGACGATCTCCCGTTGGGCGCAGGGCACTGCGCTGGAGTGGGAGCGTTCCATTGGTCGTGATCGTGACACGACGGTAGAGGTGTTGCAGTCGCTTCAGGTGCAGCACATGGTGCGGTCCAATCACACGGATCGTCTCTATCACTCGGTGATGAAGCGCCTGCCTGGCCTGCTCGGCCTGCCGGAACTGGAGCTGGAGAACTTCTGGCGGCTCCCCGACAACGGCATCACATTCCACCGGGAAGGGTTCCGAGTTCCGGGCACTGACTGGATCGTGCTGCACGGTGACGAGGCAGGCACATCACAGGTTGCTGGACAGACCGCTGCCGGTCTGGTCCGCAAGGTGGGCCTGTCGGTGGCGTGTGGTCACACGCATCGGCTCGGACTGCAGCCGTACACAACCAGTGTGCAGGGGAAGGTGACCCGCACCCTGTGGGGTTTTGAGGTCGGGAACCTGATGGACATGTCCAAGGCCACGTATGCGAAGACCCACAACTGGCAGCAGGGCTTCGGCCTGCTGTACGTGGACGGGAAGACCGTGACACCGGCACCGGTCCCGATCCAGAACCGTTCATTTGTCGTGGAAGGAACCCAGTACAAGTGGTGACGGATGCGGAGATCCGTATCGCCCGCCAAGGCGCGTTGAGTGCGGCCCGGTCCGCTCGTGGGCTCGTGCCGACGGGTGACCTGATCGGTGAGGCGAACCTGTGGATGCTGCAGCACATGGACAAGGTGGAGTTGTGGCGGGATCAGGGCAGGCATGGGCAGAACAAGCTGCGTCGAGCCTGCAAGCAGTGGTGCTTGAGTGTGGTCGCTACGGAGCGCCGTAAGACTTCACGTTTGCGTAACGGTGACCTGTTCTACTACTCCCCCACGCTGGTCAGTGAACTGCTTCCCTACATTTGGGATCCGGACGACTGGACATCCAGCAGTGCCGCTGCCCAGGAGGAGCGGCATGCGCCGTCTCGACCGTCGGAGGGTAACAACCGGTTGGCGATGATTGTGGACGTGCGCGGTGCGTTCTTCGGCCTGCCGGTGGAGGATCAGCGTCTGCTGCTGCTGATCCATAAGGATGGTGGCGCATCGTATGACGCGGTCGCCGAATTCCTTGAGGTGTCGGAGCGGACGGTTAGGCGTCGCGAGGAGCGGGTGCTGGAGAAGCTGGTGGAGCGTCTGGGTGGTGAGGCTCCGTGGCGGTGACCCAGCGGATGAGACAGTTCGTTGGGCAGTAGCCGGCGAACAGGTCATCCCGGCAGATACAGGCTACGGCCCGGTCCATGTGTGCCCTTCCAGATTCATGTTCAGGAACGGGTTCAGGCTGTAGATCCGCACACCGTACTGGTTCACGAGGGCGTGCTTGACGGCACGCAGATGCTGCTCCCACCGCCCCAGCCACATCATCGTGTCATCGTTCACAAGGTTGCCTGAGAAGTAGCCGTCCTGGTTTGCCTGCTGGTCAATCATCCCGCAGTCAGCACCGACAAGGATCACGTTCCTTGCCCCGAGAACGCACGCCAAATGCATGGATCCGTGCAGGCTGGTTGATCCCACGATCAGGCCACCGTCAGGAGGCCATGCTGTTTCCACGGTGAAGTCGTATCGGGTTGGCTGATGAGGGTAGTGGGTGACGTTCGGTAGATCGGTACGGCCAGGAGTGCCGGGGTGTCCTTGGTCCCCTTCCGGCACCCAGAACTGGTGCTGTGGATACTTCTCCGCCAGCGGGTACGTGTCATGCCACTGATAGTGGGAATGCGTGTGGACAGTGCAGTCCATGTCGTACAGGCCAAGTCGTTCACCGACACGGTTCGTGGCGATCACTGTCTTGCCGGTGAAGAAGCCGGGGTCAATGAAGGTGAGGCTCGGCCCTGAGCCGAGAACGTACATGTCGCTCATGCGACGTACGGCACGTTTGATGTGCGCACCGGCACCGTGCCGTCCCACTCATTGAACAACGCCACCCATTCGTGTGCCGTGTTCACGATCGTGTGATCCTTCAAAGCTGCACGCATGTTGAGTCGTGCTTCTCGTTTCCTGGTCGTGTACTGCAGCAGCTCAGTCATGTGCTGCGCCCACTCGCCTGGTGTGCGGGCGATCCGCCCGACACCCATGCTGGCGATCCGCTCATACTCTGGAAGCGGGTCAGCGACGAACGGGATCCCCGCTGCCGCATACTCGAGCCCTTTGATCGCGCTCTTGGCCCGGTTGAAGTCAATGTCTGCGAGCGGCACGATGCCGATATCGAAGGCGAGCATGTCCGCGTACCGGTTGATCGGCTGCATGCGCATGTGAAGCATGCGCTCCAGTGGTACACCGGTCAGTTCGTGGAATGCGGGTGCGTCCGGTTCGTGACCGGAATGCAGGAACTCCAGATCATGCTCGTCAAGGAACTGTGGCAGCCAGGTACGTAGGTGTTCTAGATCGTTGGAGCGCCAGTTCGTGGCACCGGCCCACCCGATCACGGGTTTCCGGTTCGTGTGCTTGAGCGGGGTGAACTGGTTCGGGTTGATGCCGTTACGGATCAGCCGCACATCCCTGGCGATGCCACTGTAGTAGTCGGCGAGGAACGGTGTCGTCACGGTGACCGTGTCCGCCTGCTGCACGATGGAACGCAGATGATCCCTGTTGTAGCCCCGGTTCCGGGCAGGATCCGTAAATGCTTTCGCCCGGTTCGCATCATGCAACCCATCGAAATGGTCATCGATGTCCACGATGATCCGCTGCCCGAGATCTTGAGCGACACGCATCTGGTTCGGGATCTGCTTATGCATGATCATCTTGAACACGACCTGATCAAAACCGAACGTGGCGGTAGTGCCACTGGTGCGGACACCGAACCCGGCAGTCGGGGTGAATGCGATCTTCCCAACGGTCGAGGCTCCACCGACCGTGTTCGCTGGCAGTAGACACCGGTAGTAGGTGCATCCACCAGGGATGAGGGTGCCTATGCCGGCGTAGTCCTCACTGCAGAATCCGACCCGTGTCATGGCCGGTTCTCTGCAGCTCGTGGGTCGTATCCAACCGGCGATTTGTATGGTTCACGACCGGCGTTTTGTAAGGTTGTGTCGTCTCCGATACGGTTTGCCGTATCGAAGTTGATATGTTCATTTATTTCCTGCTGGGGTGTATCAACTTCCTGTAGGGCACGCAAGGCACGATCACATGCCGCTGATTCACAGAAACATTCTGAAGTCTTGTCGTCGTACCAAGTATCAAGGCAGTGGGTGTCGTGTGGCAGGGCTGCTATGCACTTGGCGAGCATGTCCCGAGCCGCCTGACGGCGGAACAAGCCAACGGCTGCCAACTGCCCGATCTCCGACCAGTCGGCATCAAAGGTCTTTTGGCGCTCGTCCTTCCGCACCTCGGCGATCAGGTCGCAGACGCAGTAGTGATCAGACTTGGCGCACAGCGGGTCGTGTGTCATCAATCCACCTCACAGTCATGCAGCATGATCAACGCATCCACCCGCCGCCTCAACGGATAGTGATTGCCGCACTCAATCACCTCAACCATTGCCTCATCAGCCAGCACCACATACACGTGCTGCCCGTTAAACGTCCCCAACTCCAGCAGCGCATCGTCCGGAACCTGCCAATGATCCAGCTCAATCAGCAGATCCCGCAGATCACCGACAGTCTCCGCCTTATGCGTCAACCCCAGATACCCCGTTACCGGCATGACCGCTCCTCCCTCAACCAATCAACCTGAGCCTCAATCCACAACTCGTGCGCAACAAGCTCCAAGTCGTCACACGAGCACTCACCTGGTGGCGTGTAGTAGTCACCCCACGAAGCGCAATCCGAGTAATGCTCATCACGCTGCACGACGCACCCCCATTGGCCGCGACTGTGGATCATCAATGTCGTCCCACGCTGCAGCGGGTGCCCATCCGGCACGCTCAGCCTGCAACCGTGCACGCGAACTGCCACCCTGCATGTAGGCAAGCTCCGTGTACACGTCACGGATCAGTGCATCCATGTAGGCGCGTGTCTCCGGGTAACGTCCCCGGCGCACATCAGACAGGACAGTGGACGCGATACCGGTACGCCGTGACACGTCAGCCAGCGACCAGCCGGCACACGCCAACGCCTGCAACCGGCGACGTGCACCGGCACTCGACACAAGAGACCGGTCACTGGTGATCCGTGGCTGCACCGCCAGCAGGCGACCCAGTGTGGACACACGGATCCGGTCACGTCGAGTGATCCGATGCACGACCGTGCTTGACGAGTACCCCATCGCGTCAGCGATAGCCATCCATGTCATGCCCTGCGACCGCAGCCAGCTCACATGCGCGTGAGCCCTGTCCGCAGACACGACACGCTTACGCCCACGTGCATGATCCAGACGCAGGCGCTTCTGATATGTGTTCGCGACCGTCGCACAGTCCACACACCTGCAGGCGTGCGTCTTGTACGTTGTCAACGTTCCATGATTGTTCAACATTCACCATCCACGGGAGTAGGTGCTGTCAGCCACGACCCGCACGAGGCGCATCGGGCATCCAGCAGATAGAAACCAGGCAGCCTTTCGGCTGGATCGAAACGGGTGCAGATGATCAGGAAGTCGCATCCGCACGGGCACGTGTCGGACGGCAGTCCCCGATAGTCACCCGCTGGTGGCTCCGACAGTGCACTGAAAGGTGCCGAAATAGCGTTAGATACCAACGTGTTTTCGGTCTTGCGCTTGCGGCGCAGCATCCCGATCACAAGCCACCATGCCGGTTGCATGCCGAACCGGACAGGAACCAGTGCCGTGCACCGGACAGCGGGTATCGTGCGTTCAGAACCGTGTAGAACGCGCGATCCTGCCAATAGCGGGACCATGCCGTCACCGGCATTGACTGTAAGTGCACCCGTTTCGCGCGCGTGATCGGATCAGCGGGGTCCATCCGCATCATCCACGCCGCACCGTCACCCAGCTCCGGAGTGAGCTGATACAGGCCACGATGACCACCACGAGACACTGCACGAGTCGAGTTGCGGGACTCCCGCCACGCCACACACTTACGGAACGTCTCCGCAGGGTGAGCCTGGTAGTAGTGACCCGTATATGCCGTGTCTGGCACTGTGCCCGCATCCGCGTGAGCCACACCCACACTGCCCACCAGAGCCGCAAACGTCGCAACCATGCACCGTCTAAACATTGTCTACCATCCTGTCCATATCAGATGCGGGAACGGAACCAGTCATGGGTGCAACCAGCACCCGTGGCCGTGCCGGCCCCGCATACGTGAACGCCTTCAGGAACCTGTCCGCCTGCGTGCGTGACTCAAACGGGCCATGCAGGGTGACCGCCACACCAGGCTGATCCAGTACGACACCGACACGGTCACGTGCCTGCAGCAAATCCCACGCCAGCATCAGAACCGCTCGTGCGAGTGATTCGACATCGTCCGCAGGCTCATCAAGCAGTGCCACCACTGCCTCCAGCTCAGCCTTACGCGGACGCACGAGTTTCCACCATCAGCAGAGGATCCAAGGTGCGGATCCGACGCCGCTTACGCACTTGCTGGCGTTCCTCATGCGTCAGGCCACCCCACACGGCGGTAGACATGGCCTCATGGTTCAGTGCCCATTCACGGCACGCTTCCATGATCCAGCACGAGTCGCATGCGGCACGCAGCACCATCAGCATGCCTTCCGTCTTCACCGGAGCCTCATACAGGTCCGGTCCCAGTTGCGTGCACGGCTCATCACCATGAAAGTCTGGGTATCTCACGCGACATCACCACCATGAGCTCCCCACCAGCATGCGTGACTGCAGTAGTGACGGCCATCAGCCGTCAACCAGGATGCCGGCACCACACTCGACGGCATCCGGTCCGTCCAGTCGCACCCGTCGCACGTGATCAGTTCCACGATCATGCTGACGCCCCCGTCACCATGTCCTCCGGGATTCCAAGAAAATCCACGGCCACTTCCGCATACTCCAGCGCCCACTGGGGGCGGTAACCGGCCCGCCACCGTGCCTTCCCCTGCGTCTGACAGAACGACGCATAGATGCGATCCGCTAGCCGTTCGATCACCGCTTGCTCCGCAGGATCCGGAGCCACGTACTGTTCTGTCACCATGCAATCCTTTCCTGTATAGTTCCTGCCAACGTTGCGTAATCCGTCCACGACCAGGGTGATCCGTCCGCGCGAGCGACCATGCACTGCTCAAGTGCGTCAAGGATCATGGATATCTCACGCTCGGTAAGCACCATGTGAAAACTGCCGCCCATTACTGTCCCGCTCCCAATTCCGGACCACGGAGAACGGTTTCACGTCGACAACTGCCGCACTCCATCGTCCACGTGTTCCCCGTGCCGTCGGAGTAGTCATCCTCGCTCATTTCGCCCACTGGCACGAAACTGATCAGCTCCCCGTAATCCACCACGGGTCGAGCCCGCCAGCACTGCAGCACGCTATAGCTCCGCGTGATAGCAATCCGGCAGTGCCGATGATCATGCATGAACTGTTGGAACCTGTCGGACAACCCCTCAAGGGCCAAGAATCCATCTAGGCTTCTCGCTTGACAGTCAAATTGCACGCGGCTCATGCCGCACCGTCCTCGGGCATCGAATCCAAATACACCAGGGCCGCGTCAAGCGCGTCCCGCAATGCCTGCAGCGCATCCCGGTCCATGTACTGCACATGCCAGTCATAGTGGAAATGCTTAGGCTTATCGAAAGTCAATCCGCCTAGCGAAACGTACGGTTCGAATCCGTCGGGCGACACCACGAGAGTTGTCTCCCCTGCCCACACGTGCCATTCAGGATGCATCATTACAACCAGCTCCCTCTCTCATTCTCAGGCCGGGACGGTCCCGCCTGCCCAGCCACCGGCACCACGTCCGGTGACCAGACACACACTACCGTCGTGTCTACATTGACTCCAGATACGACACGCCGACCACGGCCAGGGCCATCAGGCACGCGACCAGGACATGCCCGCGGCGCGTCAACCGGAGCCCGGTCACTCGGACACCGACCAGTTGACCGGCATATCCCGCAATGCACGCACCGCAGACACCACATCCTCATAACTGTGCAACGGCTGACCGTCACCAAACGGCACCCCGGCCCCGTCAACCCACATGCCGGCATCATCACCGCAATACCGGAACGCCACCAATGGCCCCTCCACCCGCTCATCCCCGTAGTCATGGAAGTCCGACTCCCACGGGAACACTTGCACCATGTCACCACCCTCACACGGCACAAACACGGACCCGATACCGCCACCAGTCGAACCGTATGAAGCTGCGACACCGGCGCTTTCCAGAATCTCTACGGTCTGGCGCATCGACCACATGTCTGCCATGTCACTACCTCCCAGTCGCTTGAGCGTTCACGGAATGATCCACCCCATCCGAGAACCTGCGATGCAGGTGGCGGGTGTGGGTCCGGCACTGGATGTAGTCGTAGTCATCGTCAGTCATCGACGTGACCAGCACGGCTGACCAATCAGGTGCCAGCAGACTCCACGCTATCGTGCCGTCGTCGGGCACGTCTTCCGCCTCTCGGCATCCATACACATCACACGTCCAACGAACTACGCGAACATCCTTCACCTGCTGGAACGTGAATCCCATGTCACTCACTCTCCCTCTGTCTCAGTACGGACTATCCGCACTCCCCCACTACCGGCAGCATGGCCGGTAGTGAGAGACTACAGACACTCTACCCTAGTGTCATCATGGCATCCGGACGAAACCGGACGCGTCGCCGATAGCGTCACCCTTCGCGCGGAGTCCCACGATCACCCCGTGCGGGTCGGACGGGCGGAAATCCGTCACGTCACCATCGATAACAGGCATGCCATGCCACACGGTCGGTAGCTCTTGGCCGCGACGTGTCGCGAACGGCACGGCCACGTTCCCATGCGCCAGCATGGCGCGAATATCCTCAACCGCGTGCGTTTCCTTCGCCGAATAGGTGAGATGGTATCCGTCCGGACGCGCGTCCCGGAGACGCGCCGGGAACGCGGTGTAATCGTAAAGTGTGACGCCACGGTGACGCGCCAGAGTCGCCACCATGACCGGCGTCGCCAGCTCCCAACGGATATCCGACACACAATTCAACCGGATACCGATACGGCCACGCTTACGCACCGCGGCGCGAATCTCGTGCGCCAGGAGTACGCCCGATTCGAACGGGTGCACCACGAGGAAACCCATGCGCACCATGCGCGCGAAACGCACGTCATAGATGCCGCCCTTACCGGACGTATCCAGACACGCATCCGAGCATCCCCGCGTAGCAGCTGGACACGCGTTCCCCCACACCGACCGTGCCGGCGCAAGCATAAGCGTAAACGTCGGAACCTTATTCTTCCCCGTCTTCGGTTGCGCATCCGGTGGCGTAAACAACGGACGTGCCTCCCTGGCGTAACCGAAACTTTCCCGATACTCCCCCAACGTCAACCGTGCCGCGCGCACCATGCGCGCACGCGCCACACGATTAGCCTTCCAATACGCCACGAAACCGTGATCCACGGGAGCCAGCTCCCGCTCGAGCCTTGTCAAGCCGCGCACCGTGTCGCGAACCGTGGCGCTCACGCGGCACCGCCCAACGGTGCCACGATCCTACGCAAGGCCGTAGCAATATGAGCCGCCGCGGGGTCGGCAGAATCGACCAGAACCTCATACCCGCGACAGGCAAAGAAAAGATCCCACCGGTAACGGGTGTCAAGGTCGCGCACAAGATGCGCACGAACAAAGTCACCACGCCGATACCGTTCCCGTAAATCTGGCGTGTCGAGCGCGGCCACACGCTCCCGCAACGCCTCAAATGATGCCGGGTCAATACGCATACCTGCCACCTTCCATCTATCTGCGGCACCGTGCCGCTAAAACGATACTGACAGAAGAGGACGGCACATGTCAACACATGTGGACCCTACGCGTCTCGCGGCTCGCCAGCACAGCCGGCACGACATGCACCGACAGGGGCACATGACAGTCTTCCCGAATATGTATGGGCACACAACAAATAGACTGAGCTCGTCCGGGTTGTCTATACAAATCCTGGCAAGTTAGGCCACCTTAACCTCGTGGGAGGGGACTATGGGCACAATCCATTTCGGACCGGTCGCGAGGGGGGTACGGGGGTCGAGCTGGCCCACGTGACAGGCTTGACCCGGGGCATGTTTGCGACGTCGCCGCCTATGTATACGTCATCCCTCTGTGGTTTTGCGTGGTATTCCCTTGCCTGGTGGAGCTACGGTGCGGTGTACTGGATTGTCCGGTTTTGACCCGGTATTTTGTGTGATCTCTGTCTCATTTTTGAAAATCGTGTCTTATCCACAGGTGTTTTGACAGGAAGTATATTTATAGAGGCTACTTACGTAGCCGCCCCCCTGTGTGCGTTGGGGGCGGCCCTACTGCCAGCCCCCTTTGAGGGGGGCTGGCTACGGTACTTCGCACCGCCCCTTTGAGGGGGCGGTGCTCAGTACTACTACTGGTAGTTGGTTTGTGGATAACCACTGTGCAACCCCTTGTGGGGGTTGCTACGGGTACCCCTTGTTTTGACGGTTGCTGCCCCTGCTGTTGCCGGGGCAGCTTTGCCCCCTCTTCTTCCTTCGCCAAGGCTCCCGTTGGTCGCCTTGGCTCATGGTTTCTTCTCCCCCGTCGTTCGGAGGTTCGTCGTGGCTGCTCCTGGCCGGAAGACGGATGAGACGAAGGTGGATGCTCAGCGTCGCTTTTTGAAGGCGTTGGGTGATGGCTTGTCGGTGCGGCGGGCGTTGGAGGAGATTGGGCGTTCGACTTCGACGTATGAGCAGTGGCGTCGGGAGTCGGATGAGTTCCGGGATGCGGTTTCTCGGATTCGGGTGATGAACCAGTCGGGTAAGCATGCCCGGGGCGAGTTCATGGAGTTCCCGGAGTTCAGTGAGCGGTTTTTGGGGGCTCACGTGTTTCCGCATATGCAGAACGTGGTGGATCTGATTGAGGGCCGGGAGCCCAGCTGGGTGCATGCGGCGATGACGTGGCAGCCGGGTGACCGGGATCTGGTGATGGTGAACATGCCGCCGGAGCATGCGAAGACCACGTCGATCACGATCAACTATGTGACGTATCGGATTGCGATGGATCCGAATGTCCGGGTGATTTTGATTTCTAAGACGGCGGATATGGCTCGGAAGATGCTGTATGCGATTAAGACGCGTCTGACGCATCCGGCGTATGCGGAGATGATTGCGGCGTATGCGCCGACGGGTGGCTTTGATAAGGATTCTGAGGCGTGGAATCAGTCGATGATTTACGTGTCGGACAATGCTCGTGACTCGGGTGAGAAGGATCCGACGGTTCAGGCTTTGGGTATTCGGGGTCACGTGTATGGCGCTCGTGCTGATCTGATTGTGCTGGATGACTGCGTTGACTTGTCGAATGCGCATGAGTATGAGAAGCAGATTGACTGGGTTCAGTCTGAGGTGATCTCCCGTATTTCCAGTAACGGCTCGATGCTGGTGGTGGGGACGCGTCTGGCTAGCAAGGATTTGTATTCGGAGCTGCGGGATGAGCACCGCTATCCGGATGAGACGAGCCCGTGGTCGTATTTGGCGATGCCGGCGGTGCTGGATTTCGCGGAGGACACGAAGGACTGGGTGACGTTGTGGCCGCGGTCGAATCAGCCGGAGCCTGGGGCTAAGGGCGGCCAGCTTGAGCCGGATGCGGATGGGCTGTTCCCGAAGTGGGATGGGTCGCGGTTGGCGAAGAAGCGGGCGAGGGTGTCGGCCCGCGCCTGGAGCATGGTGTACATGCAGAAGCAGGTTGCTGACGATGCGGTGTTCTCCCCCGATGCGGTGAAAGCGTCCATCAACGGCAACCGGATGACCGGGGTGATGCCCCGCGGCATGGTGAATTGCCGCCCGGAGGGCATGGATGGCCTGATCATTGTGGCGGGACTTGACCCGGCCACGTCAGGGCATACGGCTGCGGTCGTGATCGGTTTGGATGTTCGCACGTCGAAGCGGTATGTGCTGGATTTGTACAACAAGGCGGGCACTACCCCGGAGGGTATGCGGAATCTGATCCAGGAGTGGACGGACCGGTACGGGATCTGCGAGTGGCGGATTGAGAAGAACGGTTTCCAGGGCTTTCTGGTGCATGACCGGGAGATCAACCAGTACGCGACTGCCCGCGGAACGGTGATCCGCCCCCACTTCACGGGCTCCAATAAGCATGACACGGATTTCGGTGTCGCGTCGATGACATCACTGTTCAACGGCTGGCAGGACAAGCAGCAGATGATCGAGCTGCCGTCCACGGCGATCAGCGAAGCAGCGAAGGCGTTTGTGGAGCAGCTTGTGACGTGGGCTCCGGATCTGCCGAAGGGCACGAAGACGGACCTTGTGATGGCGTTCTGGTTCGCCGAACTGGCGTGCCGGGACCGGGTGATGATGCATTCGACGTATGCCCGCTCCCATGCGGGTTCCAGCATGTTCTTGACGCCGTGGGATAGGCGCAACCAGATGACCGTGAACCTGCTCGACGCGGAGGCAATGCAGGCGTTTCGACCGATTGGGGCTTGATGTACGAGTATCCGCCTAACGCGGAGCGTGTCGGGTACGACGATGGGCTCCCCAAGCAGTCACTGGGTGACATGCGGGCACTGTATAACCGGATGAAGGCCCGGTACGGTGAGCGCGATCAGCGCATGCAGAACGTTCTCGCGGTCCGCCAAGGCCGTATGCGGGACGTGTACCCGGATCTGTTCCCCGAGGGGCCGTTTGATCGGGGCATTGTCGCGAACATGGTTGATGTCGCGGCCCGTGACTTGGCCGAGGTGCTTGCACCGATGCCGTCGTTCAACTGCGCGAGCGCGAAAATGGTGTCGGATACGGCTCGAGAGTTCGCGGAGAAGCGGACCCGCATCGTCAACGGCTACCTGTCCTACTCGGACGTGCAGCGCCAGATGTACACGGCAACGGACCGCTACTTCACGTACGGTTTCGTGCCGTCAATGATCGAGGTGGATCTGGATGAGCGGATGCCACGCATCCGTTTCCTTGACTCCATTGGCGCGTACCCGATCCGTGACCGTTGGGGCCAGGTCAGTGGGGCGTTCTTCTCGTTCTACAAGTCCCGCGACGAGCTGGAAGCCATGTACCCGGACCGGGTCAGCGCCCTAGGACGCCCATCGAGCGGCAATGACCTCATTGAGGTGGTCCGCTACCACGACCGGTTCGTGGACACGATCTTCCTTCCCGGTCGCGACGGTGTCGTGCTGGAGTCCGCGAAGAACCCCATCGGCGAGGTGCTGGTGGAGTGGACGCAGCGCCCCGGCGTGGACGATGACATGCACGGCCAGTTCGATGACGTGCTCGCCGTCCAGGTCGCCAAGGCCCGGTTCGCACTGCTCGCACTGGAGGCGGCACAGAAGTCGGTGCAGGCACCTATCGTCCTGCCGCCGGATGCTCAGGAACTTGCTCTGGGACCGGACGCGGTGCTGCGTACCGCGAACGGTGAGAAGGTCCGCCGTGTCCCCATCGAGGTTCCTCAGGCGGCGTTCGCCCAGCAGGGCGTCCTTGACTCCGAACTGCGTGCCGGTGCCCGCTATCCGGAGGCCCGCAACGGTCAGATCGACTCGTCCGTGGTCACCGGTCGTGGCGTGCAGGCACTCATGTCCGGGTTCGACACCCAGATCCGCACCGGTCAGGCGATGTTCGCCAAGACATTTGAGCGCCTCGTTGAGAAGGCTCTCATGGTTGATGAGAAGCTGTTCGGGTCGGACACCAAGAGCGTCCGCGGGAACAGCGACGGCACCCCGTACGAGATCCGGTACAAGCCTGAGCGGGACATCAAGTCCGACTACACGGTGGATGTGCAGTACGGCCTGATGGCCGGCCTGGACCCGAACCGTGCCCTTGTGTTTGGCCTGCAGGCCCGCGGTGACCGGCTGATCTCTCGTGACTTCCTGCGCCGCCAGATGCCGTTCGCGTTGAACGCGACGGAAGAGGAGCAGCGTGTCGATATTGAGGAGATGCGGGACGCCTTGAAGCAGGCGGTGGCCGGCTACGCGCAGGCCATTCCCGTTCTCGCCCAGAACGGCCAAGACCCCGGTGACATTCTGAAGCGCCTCGCGGACATCATTGTCGGACGACAGCGTGGCCGCTCCATCGAAGAGGTGGTGCAGGAGGCGTTCGCGCCGGAGGAGATGCCTGAACCGGCAGGGGTTGAGGCTCCGGGTGCGGAGGCCGCTGGGATGGTCGGCTCCCCCGAGGGTGCTCCCCCTGCCGGTGAGGGCGGCGGTGCCGGACTATCCGATTCGGGTCTGATGCGTGGTGTTGCTCCTGGTCAGGCCGGTATGGCTGCCGGTGGCCGCCCCGATCTGCAGATGCTGCTCGCCGGTATCGGGTCGAGCGGTCAGGCGAACCTGCAGGCGAACGTGTCTCGCCGTCTACCAATCTAGGAGTACCTGATGTGCATTTCTTGTGGATGCTGGACGGACACGTCCGGCAAGACCGGTGGCGACGGTGCGCACGTGGAGGATTCCACGGTGATGCCGAACGTGCCAACAACCAAGTCGCCGCTCAGCGGCATGAACAAGTAGGGAGATAGTCAATGCCGCAGCCGAATCAGGGCAAGCCCGCTCCGGGTGCCCCCACGTCGCAGCCGATCATGGACAAGTCCGGCGCTAAGAGCGACCCGCACATTATGACCGGTGTGCACACGACCGGGATCAAGGGTTCCGGCAAGTAGTAGTTGACGGTTTCTGGTCGAGGAGGGCGACATGCGAGGTCTTTCCCGCAATATGCACGCTGTGATCGCGTGGCAGGACATGCGTGTCGCCCTCACGGCTGAGGACGTGTCGTGGTCGCCGGATGTGGCGGCTGACATGGTGAACCGTCTGCACGAGCTTTGGCACGACACGCTTCTGGAACTGCATCGTTTCGGGATGCTGGCTAACGACCTTGATGACGATGAGGCCGATGAAGCCGAGTTGGCGTCAGAGCGTGAATTACAGGAACCGCACATTGTGAAGCTGGAGGATGGTGAGGATGGCTGAGCAGCATGGTGGTCGTCGTACCCCGTCAAATCCGGCTCCCGTTCCGATGCCTGGTGCGTTGTCGCGCCGCACGGATGGCGGTCCTTCACAGTCCACCGTCCCCATGACGGGGATGGGCTATGGGGAGAACGCGGATTTCAACGATATCCAGTCGTCTGCTCCTATGGCGGCAGCGCCCACGGTGTCCAATGCGCGAGTGCGGAGATCAAGTCCCACCGGTCAGGGCGCTGCCGCCACTCCCCTGTTCGCTCCGACGGGTTTCCCGGATGAGCCGGTGACGGCTGGTGCACCGTTCGGTCCCGGCCCCGGCCCAATGCCGGTCGCCCCGATGCCTACGGCACCTCGACTCAGCGACACGCTGTACAAGGTTGCTCGTTTCTCAGATGATCCGGCCCTAAATGCCTTGGCAACGCTGTTTGCAAGGCGCGGCCAGTGAGCACGGAATACATGGGCGGCTACTCGGGCATTCCTTCACAGAGGGAGCCCGAGGACAAGATCGTTGATCTTGATCCTGCCGAGGATTTCACTCCTGAGCGGGCGTACCTTAATGAGGCGGCTCGCCAGCTTGACTACAGCGACTCGCGACGGTTCCTAAACCAGAAGGTGTCGCGTGCGCTGGCGCAGCCCCAGCAGCCTCAGGTTGCTGCTCCGGGTGGTCGCGGCGGCAGGACGGTAACGAACGCCAACGTTCAGGCTTCCTATTACCAGAACATTGCCAACGACCTTGCTGATCGCGAGCAGGCCCGACGGGCGCGTCCCGCCGGCTTCGCCAACTACGAGTCCGTCAAGACGTTCATTGACATGGCGGCGCGCGAAAACGTTGAACTCAACGCTGATGATGTTGAGAACTTGATGGACTTTGGCGTGCTTAATGCTGCTGCTGATCAGGCGATCATTGCTCACAAGGCCGGTTTTGAGCCTGGTGTCAAGAACGTATTCTTGACGCTTGAGCAAACAAATCCGATGATGGCGGCCATTCTCCCCGAGGTCATCAACGAGAAGTTGATGGAGGCCGTTGAGGATCCCACTTTCGTTGAGAACATTGTTGCTGGAATCGTTGAGGCGGCGGGGTTTGTCCTTGAGCCGCTGATTGCTGCGAACGAAT